GCGCACGTTCTCAGTGCGGGCGAAGGCGATCTTGTCGCTGGGCACGCCGCTGAAGGTGAATTGCAGCTTGGGCATCTCGCCCGGCGTGTTGGTCACCGATCCCACCTGGCCCAGGCCCCAGGTGCCCAGATAGGTGGTGCCGTTGATCACCAGATCCAGCCGCGTGCCGTTCAGGGCCAGCATGCCGCCATCCAGATCGAACTCGGCCAGCAGCACCGGCGCGAGCGCACCGGCGGCCACCGCCGTCTGGCCGTCACTGCTCAGGGTGCGCATGGGCTCAGGCCTCCACCAGCGAGACCAGCGGGCCCTGAAACACCTTGCCCACTTCCCAATCGATGGGCACGCCCTGCCCATCGGTCAGGCGGAAATCCATCGTGGGCTTGTCCCAGGTCACCGCCGCGCCGCCACTCATCGCGGTGCGGGCGCGGGGCCAGATTTCCACCGCGCTGAACAGGCCCGATCCGTTGGCGGTGTAGTCCGCCATCACCCGGCTCACCTGCCCGCCCAGGCCGATCATGTCGCCCGCCTTGAGCGTGGCGCCTGCGGTGCTGCTGATGGCCACCGTGTCCGCCAGCTGGGCCACGCTGGCATTCAGCGTGGGCGTGCCGCGCATGGTGCCGCGCGGCGCCGGCCGCGCCAGGTTCCACAGGCTCACCAGGTTGACGCGGCCATGCAGGCGCTCGAAAAACGCCTCCATGTCCGCGCCCTTGTCTTCACTGCGCGAGGGCGGCAGCTCCATCTGGCATGTCCAGAACTCTCCCAGCAGATCCAGCGCCTGGCTCTGCCCGCTGTAGTAGCCCGAAAACGCGCGCTCGTTGGGCATCACGGCCATGCGGAAGCGCCGGGGCTGCCACGCGGCCGGCCAGGTGTAGGTGCTCATGCCGGGGCCCCTTCACGCATGCGCCTGTAAATGCGCGCTTCCAGCGTGGTGTTGGCCGCCTTGATGGCAGCGGCCACCTGCCCCGCGCTCACGCCCTGGCCGATGTTGTAGGTGTCGTTGCTGATCACCGTGCCGGCCCCGCCCGCGCCGCCCGCCGTGAGCGGGCGCACATAGCCGCTGCGCTTGCCGCTCAGCAGAAACTCGCGGCCACCGTACTCCAGCAGCTCGGGCGTGCCCTGCTCGTTCACCTCGTACATCTTGCCCGGCGAGGTGGGGCCACCGCTGGCGCGGCCGCCGCCGAAGAACGCCAGCACCGTGCCCAGGATGTTGCTGCCGCTGCTGCCACCCTTGGCGCCGCCGAACAGCGCGCCCATGATGTCCGCCGCCAGGCTCTCGGCGATCATCCGCTTGATCAAGTTCCCGAAGGCCTTGCCGATGTCGTCGAAGTTGCCCGAGAGCGCCTGGAACAGCGTGTCGCCCAGGGCATCCTGCAGGCGCTCCTGGCCGCGCTTGGCGAAGTCGGTGATGGTGTCCACCGTCTTCTCCGAGTAGGTGGCCACGGTCTCATAGGCATCCTTCTCGCTCTTGAGAAAGTCCGCCTTGTATTGCTCTTTGGCGTCCAGGATGGCGCCGAACGATTCAATGGCCGCCCGCTCGCTCTCGGTGTAAACCGCTTTCTCGGTGCGCAGAAAATCGGCCTTGTACTGGGCCAGCGAGTCGCGGATGGCGCCCAGCTTGGGGCTGGTGCCGCCACCGCCACCCAGATCCGGCAAGGCCGGAGCCGCCTGGCCGCCCGGGTTCACCGAGCCGCGCCCCGCGCCTGCGCCGGTGGCGTTGGCCGCGTTGCGGTAGGCGGTGACGAATGCATCCAGCTTCTTGCGCTGCTCTTCCAGGTTCTTCACGCGGTTGGAGCCATAGAGCCCGTTGCCGCTTTCCTCGCCCCGGCGGATGCGGCCCAGCGTGGCATCCACATCGTTCAGCTGCTTGCTGTAGAAATCCAGCCCCTCCTGGGCGCTCTTGAACTCGTTGCCCTTGAAGAACTCGGCGGTGGCAGCCAGGATGCCGGGGCCGTTGTTCAGCTCGCGGAACAGCACCAGCATGTCGTTGAGCGCCGGGATCAGATCACCAGCCACGCCGCGCACGATGTTGGCAATGTTGGTCTGGAAGGCGAACAGCGCCTTGTTCAGCCGCTCAGCCTCACGCGCCTGCTCGCTGGTCACCGTGGCGTTCAGCCGCCCCTGCTCGGCCAGATCCTTCAGGTACGGCCCGGCCTCTCTGATGCTCTTGCCGAACAAATCCTGAACAATCCGGGCCTTGTTGCCATCGTCCGCGTAGATCGAGAGCGCCACTGCCACCTGGCGCAAGGCCTCGGCGGGGTCCAGCTTCTTCAGCTCGGCGGTGTTCAGGCCGATGGTCTTGAGCGCCAGGCTGACCCCGTTTTTGCCGTCCGCCTCTTTCAGGCCGGCATTGAACTTCACCAGGATGCCTGCCACATCGTCCAGCGTGCCGCCGTTGCGGCGGGCCACATCCTCGAGCGCGCTCAGGTTCTCTACCGTGGCGCCGGTGGCGTCTGACACATCGTTCAGCGCATCCAGCGAATCCACCGTGGCGCGGGTGAAGGCCGTGATGGCCGCCGTGCTGAAGCCGCTGACAATGCCCACGCCCAGGCCGCTGGCCAGCGAGCTGAGCTTGCCCCAGCGCGCCTCAATGCCTGCGGCGGTCTTGGCCGCGATGCGCTCGGCCTTATCCATGCCCTCCTGGAGCTTGGCCAGCCGGGCCTCGAGGTCGATCGATAGGGTGGCCAGTGTCATGTCAGCCTTCCATTTCGTGCGCGCCGGGTCTCGGCGGGCGCCATGCGTTGATCACGCTCAGGTGGTGCATCAGGGTGTCCACATCGGCCACGCCCAGCCAGGCGGCCACCAGGGGCAGGCCGGCCCAATCCATGCCGCCGCTGCCGTTGGCCAGCGCGGCCCACACGCGGCGCGCGATGGCTTGCTCTGCCGTCAGTTCAGGCGGTGCCTCGCCCTCGTACTGGATGCCGGCCTGCGCGGCGTCCAGCAGGGCCCTCAGTTTTTTGCCTGCTCCTGGCGGCGCTGCAGGTAATCCGCCTGGATGCGGCGCACCTCCATGGCCACGGCTGCCGTCAGCTCCGCGCGGTCAGCCACGTAGGCGGCCCACAGGGCGGGGTCAAAGTCGGCCACCTGGTCGCTGCCCAGCTCGGGGCCCAGCAGATCGGCCTCGGTGAAGCCGTCCCACCCCACCACCTGGGCGGTGGCCGCCTCCAGTGCGGTGCGGCCACGCTCGGTGATCATCTCCACCTCGGTGGGCCGCAGGATCTGCACGCGCTGGCCGGTGCCCTCGATGGCAAACCAGCTCAGCCGCGCGGCGCGCAGCTGGCTGATCAACCGCTCTGCTGGGCTCATCAGGCTGCGCCCTCTTGCAAGAAGCGCTTCACGGTGACGGTGAAGCCGCCGGTGCCCACGCCGCCCACGCTCACGTTCTCATTGGGGATGCTGGGCGTGCCGCGGAAGACACGCACCGAGCCGTCCTTCAGCGTGATGCGGAACACCTTGTCCAGCCCAGCGCGGGCAGCGGCCACCACAGCGACCATGCCGGCGCCGTTGACGGTCTCTTTCTTGATGGCGATCGTCACCGTCTGCGCGTTCAGCGGGCCCACCTCCTGCTGCTTGATGTTGTCCAGCAGCACCGAGGTGTCGATGAAATCCGCGTCACCGCCGCCCACCTGGTATTCGGTGGCCGGGGTGATGGTGGTGAAGGCCGAGACCGGCGTGAAGGTGCCGGCCGTGAACGTGCCGTAGTTGGTGGTGTCCAGCCCCTCCAGGTTGAAGGTGTTGGCGGCCACCGTGCCCAGGCGGATGGCCTGGCCCAGCAGCTCGTCCATGCCGGTCACGGTGTCGAAGTAGCCCACGCTCTTGGTGAGCAGGCCGTGGGCGGTGCTGGTGGCATCGCCAGGGTTGGCCTTGCTCACAGCGGTGACGGTTTTGGCAGAGCCTTCGGTGGTGCCGATTTCGACACGCACGCCACGGCCGATGACGTAAGTCATGGTGGTTTCCTTTCAGGGCAAAAAAAAAGCCGGCGTGCGGGCCGGCTGGGATGGGGGAACGGTTGGCGGGGCGGCTACTGGGCCACCCACTCGAAGGTGAGCACGTAGGCATCCAGATCGAGCTCGCCGTCATAGCCGCCGAGCTGGCCGCTCTTCCACGCGGCGAGGCTGGGCGTGGCGGTTTCGTGGGCGGTGATGGCCGCCTCTACCTGCACGGCCACGGCCAGGGCGCCGGCGGCCGTCTTGTCCCAGCACTCCACGGTGATCTGGGCAGAGTCCATCGTGTCGGCGCCGTAGAGCACGCCGTCACGGGTGTGGGTGGTGGTGAACACCACGTAGGGCAGCGCCACGCCGGGCGGCACCGCGTTCTCGGAGATGCGCGTGCCCACCAGGGTGGTGAGCGCGGCATGCGCGGCCAGCGCGGCGCGAAAGTCGGTTTCAACGCTCACAGCTGCACATCCCTTCCGCCGTTCAGCTTCTGGATCTGGGGGCCGATCTTCTGCAGGAACACGGCCAGCGCCTGGGCCAGCTTGGCGCCGGCCGGCTGCAGGAAGGAACGCGCCGCCATCTTGGCCGTGCCGAACTCCAGGAACCGCCAATAGAACGGGTCGCGGGTGCTGCGCGCCCCACGCGCCGGGCCCTTGGCCGGGCGCACGTTGACGAACACACCCACATCGCCCCGCCTGCGCGCCTGCTTGCTGGTGCGCACGGTGATGGCGCCACGCACGGTGCCCGCCTTGCGGTAGGGCGCGCTGCGCGCTGAGGTGTTCAGCACCGGCGCGGCAGCGCGGGCAGCATCACGCACCACACGCGCACCGGCCGCCAGCGCGTTGCGCAGCGCACGGCGCCGCAGCTTGGGCACGATGCCCCGCAGCGCGGCGCGCAGGTCGGGCAGGCCCTGCACCTTGGCTTCAGCGGGCATCACGCACCCCGCTGGCACACATGAGCTCCAGCCACTCCAGGCCGGCATCGGGCTCGAGCACGCTGATGATTTCGTAAGGGTCACCGCGCCACACCACGCGCATGCCGCTGGTGATGCCGGCGAAGTAGCGGATGGTCACGCGCAGGCTGATGCTGCCCTGCAGCTGGCCGGCAGCGAACCACTCGCGGCCGGTGAGCGGCTCGCACTTGGCGCGGCAGGTGCGGGTATCCGCCCAGCTCTCCACCGTCTGGCCGTGGCCGTCCACCGTGCTGCCCCGCGTCTGCAGGGTGATCTGGTGCGGCAGGTTACGGCAGCGCATGGATCAATGCCCCACCACGCGGTAGGCGTCCAGCAGGCCATCCACAAAGCCGGGCTTGGCGAGCTGGCCGCGCATCACCTCCACGCTCTCGCCGCGCAGCTCGTACATGCCGCGGATTCGCATGAGCATCCAGTGCTTGAGGCTTTCTGGCACGGCCGAGCCGGCTGCACCGTAGCCCGCCGTGTAGTTGATGCGCACGCTGGCGATCTGGTATTGCACCTGCGGCCACACCTGCCCGAAGGCCAGGGCCACGCGGCCGGGCTGGCTGGCGGTGTCCACCGTGTACAGCGCGGCATCAGCCGTCTGCCAGGCGCCCGCGCTGTCCAGATACTGCACGCTCTCCACACTGGCCAGGGGCGCGTGCTCGAGCTCGATGGGGCCGCAGCCGAAGCTGTCCAGCGTGCGGCGCCACTGCTGGGTGATGAGCGCGCGGCCGGTCAGGTGCTCGCAGGCCTGGCGGGCGGCGGGGATGAGCACATTGGCAATGAGCTCGTCATCAGCCGTGACATCCGCCTCCACCTGGCAAAAGGTCTTCACCTCGGCCAGGGTCAGGGGCTCCGCGCTGGGCGCGGTGGTCAGCGTGTAGCTCATGGCGGCGGCTCAGTTGTTGGAATGGGGGCCGGGCAGCAGTGCCGCCCGGCGGGTGGCCTGTTAGACCACCTGGACCACGGAGGCCGGGTTGCTGTCCGAGGCCGGGGCCATGCGCGGGCCGATGCCGTACAGCTGCGCCGAGACAAGCGAGGCGGCGGTGCCCACGATGATCTTCATGCGAACGCAGTCGAAACCGCCTTCCACATCCAGATCCGAGACCCGCAGGTTGATGATGGCCTGCTTGTCATCGCCCGAGGCTTTGACGATCTGCGTCAGGGCCTTGCCGGCGATGTTCTTCACCCCGGTGGCCGAGGTGTCGGTGGCCTGCTGCAGCGAGAAGTCCACCGTGGCGCTGGCGCCCAGCACGCCCGTTTGGATCACGGCCATGATGGTGTGGAACTTCGACACGTCGATGCAGGTGGTGTTGACGGTCGATGCAGCTTGGGACTGCGGCGAGTGCGATTGCAGGAGGGCGATGGCCTCCGAGGGCTTGGCGTTGGTGTTCACGGTTCAATCCTTTCAACGGAATGGGGGAAGTTGCAGCCCGGCGCCGTGCCGGGCCGCTGTCAGGGCTCAGATCAGCGGGCGCCCAGGCGCACGAACGGGCTGAGCGTGTTGGCACCCTTGGCCTGGCTGATGGCGGCCTTGAGCTTGGGCGCACCGTCCATGCGGAAGGTGACGCGGAAGGCCGTGGCGCCCGCGTCGAAGAACAGGTGCATGCTGGTGGCCGTCTCGATGCCGCCGGCCTTGGTGATGGTGCGGTAGTAGCTCAGGTCGTGCAGCTGCACATCGCCCGCCGAGCTGAAGGCCTCGGCGTGCTGGCTGACCATCACCGGCCGGCCCAGCAGGGAGCCATACGGCGAGCCCTGCAGCGCCGGCACACCACCGCCCTGCGGCAGGTAGATCGGGTAATTGCCCAGGCTCAGGGTGAACAGCGCGGGCAGCGAATCCGGCCCGATGACCCAGACGCTCTTGCCGTAGCTGCCGGGCGGCAGGCGGGCAATCATCTTGGCCAGGTTCTTCGGGTCCAGCGTGCTGGCGGCCTGGCCGGATTCCTTGGCCACTTCCACCATGGCGGCGGAATTCATCAGGCCCTGGGGTTGGCCCGCGCCGGTGCCCTGGAAGATGGCCTCGTTGGCCTTCCAGCGGATGCTGGTGGCGCCCTTGTCCAGCAGGTAGGCGCCGAGTGCCGAGGCGTCTTCGGTCAGCTCGTCGGTGATGGGCATGAGCGCCATCAGCTTGTTCAGCCGCAGGCTGGCCACACCCATCTTCACCTTGGTTTGCGTGGCGGCAGCCGCCTCCGCAGACCAGTAGGCGCGCACGCCATCGGTGCCCCAGGGGGTGGTCTCGTCTTGCGGGAACACCATGCTGTTGCCCTGAATGGGCGTGTTGTCCGTCATGGGGATGAGCGAATCCTCCATCAGGCTCAGGTTCCACACCTCGCGGCTGTACTCCGGGGGGATGGCAAAGCCACCGTCACCGCCCGAGCTCTCATTGCTGAAGGTGGTGGGGGCGGCAGCGCCGATGAGCAGGCGCTCATCCGGGCGGCCACCGGCACCGGCGCGCACGGCCTTGGCGTATTCACCAAAGCTCTTGAAGCCGCGCTTGGGGTCGTCCGCCACATTGAGCTTGGTGCCGGTGACCTGGGCTTGCTGGCCCAGATCGAGCACGGTGCCCATGCCGGCCTCGGCATCGGCCAGGGCCTCCAGGTTGGTGATCTGCGCGCGCAGTTGCTGGCTGGCGGCCATGTGGCCGTCAAATGCAGACTGTTCGTCAGCGGTCAGGGTGTCGCGGCCTTCGGCTGCGGCCTTGTCGGTGATGCCCCGGGCCTGGCCCAGGACGGTGGCCAGCTTGGCCTTGAGTGCACGGATGTTCATGATGGGGTTCC